CGAGTTGCAGGGCTCATTGCTAAATCGGATGCAGAACGCGGATTTTGGTGGTCACCATCCAATCGTGAAATTCGCGGTTTGATGGGCACTGCACGCAGTGTTGATTTTGCATTGGGTGATACCAACGCCAGAGCCAACTTCCTCAATGAAAATGAAGTGGCCACCATTATTCAAAAGGATGGTTTTCGCTTATGGGGGAATCGTAGTTGCTCAGCCGATCCCAAATGGGCCTTTTTAAGCGTGCGACGCACTGCCGACATGATCAATGAATCATTACTGCGTGCGCATATGTGGGCCGTGGATCGCAACATTACCAAAACCTATATCGAAGATGTGCTCGAAGGCGTTAATGCCTATTTGCGGCACTTACGAACAGTGGGTGCGATCATCAATGGTCACGCTTGGGCCGATCCAGAATTAAATACGCCCGATCAAATAGCGCAAGGTAAGGTGTATATCGACTTTGATTTTACCCCGCCTTACCCCGCCGAACACATTACGTTTAGAAGCCACTTAGTGAATGATTATCTGGTAGAAATCCTGCCAGACGCAGTCTAGAGGAGACGAACATGCTAGATGATATTTTGAAAAATATGGCCTTGTTCGTCGATGGACGAGGCTTCGCAGGAAACGTAGAAGAACTCACACTTCCAAAACTAACATTAAAAACGGAAGAGTTCCGTAACGGCGGTATGGATGCACCCATCGAAGTGGAGATGGGTATGGAAAAGCTTGAGAGCGAATTCACGCTCACACGTTTTGATAAAAACGTATTGAAGCTGTTTGGCTTGGCACCGGGCCAGCTTACGCCGTTAACGATACGCGGTGCCGTGATTTCAGATGACGGAACGCAAACAGCCGTGGTGGTTAATCTACAGGGCATTGTGCGTGAAATGGATCCTGGTAATTGGAAACCTGGTGAAAAAGCGACGCTAAAAATTATGATGGCGCTTCGCTATTACAAGCTCACCCACGGTGGTGACGTTGTTCATGAAATTGATATCCCCAACATGGTTCGCACTATTGGCGGTGTCGATCAGTTATCTGCGGTTCGTTCCGCGCTAGGCATTTGAGGAGTTGAATATGCAAACCGAAAAATATTACGTCATTAAGCCAACCACTCATAGCCGCAAAAAAGTCAGTTACGGCGATGAGTTAGCTTTAACAGAATCTCAAGCCCGACCACTTCGTAATGGTGGCTTTGTTTCACCCGATAAAGCAGCGGCACAACGCATCGCAGAATTGGTGAAAGAAAACCAAACACTGCAAGCAAACCAAATACTACAAGCAAAGAGTACCCAAGAAAGCGAAGCGCAAACTGAAGCAGGCACTGAAGTAAAAAGTGAGGCCAAGTAAATGGAAAAACTAAAAATTGAACTGGCTCATCCCATTGATATCGACGGTACTAAAGTAAGCGTGTTGCAACTTCGTCGGCCTAAAGTGCGTGACATGCTCAGTGTAGAAAAGAGTGTTGATAACGATGCCGAAAAAGAGATCCAGTTATTTGCCAACCTATGTGAGCTCACACCGGAAAACTTGCTCGACTTGGACATGGCTGATTACTCAAAGCTGCAAAAGGCCTATCAAGATTTTTTGTCCTAAGCCCGCGTGATGCTCGTTACGCTTTAGTGGCTCTAGCCAGCCATACCGGTTGGGCACTTTCTGAATTACTCGAATTGAATGGCCATGAACTTATGCAGTGGCTGGATGTATTACCTCGCGTGCCAAAATCTTAATCAACTAAAAACTATTGGAGGCGCCAATGGTTCAGTCGTCATTTAAATTAGCGCTCCAAATCGGCGCAAGTATTGGCCAAAGCTTTCGTACGTCCGTTAGAGGATCACAGTCTCAGCTTAACCAACTGGGCTCATCCATCAACAAACTGAAGAACCAGCAAGCGTCGATTAAAAAGGTTGAGTTAGGTGAAGCCAGTGTGGGTAAGGCTCGAGTCGCCTATGAAGCCGCCAGTAGAGAGTTATCCCGGCTTAGACGGGAGGTTGCCAGTACCGATCAACCCAGCAAGCAACTGACGCAATCCTTTGACGCAGCAAAGCGTAAAACAGAGCGTCTTTCTCAAGCCTTAGGTAAGCAGCGGGATCGTTTGCAACAAAATCGGCGTGAGTTACAGCAAGCGGGAGTATCCAGCAGAAACCTGATGGGTGATAACGCCCGATTAGGTGCATCGGTTGAACGCCTCAGCCAAAAATATCGAAAATTGAATCAGGCCATGCGCGCTCAGGAGGCCAATAAAGCCCAGCGCGCAGACCTGCGAGGTCAGTTATTTGATGCGGTGGCATTAGGTGCAACGGTTGTAGCACCGGTGAGCATTGCGGTGAATTTTGAGCAATCCATTGCGCGTTTAGGCGCTATTACTCGCTCTGGTGATGATGCGCTCTTAGGGCTCGAACAAACGGCTCGACGTTTGGGTGAAACAACCCAGTTTTCAGCCTCCGAAGCGGCTTCAGCCATGACCTTTTTAGGCATGGCCGGTTTTAAAACTAATGAGATCATTTCGGCCACGCCGGGCATGCTCAACCTAGCTCAAGCGGCTGGTAGTGATTTAGCGGGTACCGCAGATATTGCATCCAATATCTTAAGTGGCTTTTCTTTAAAAGCCGATGAGATGGGGCGTGTGGGTGATGTGCTTTCTGCCACGTTCACTACATCCAATACCACGCTGCAGATGCTTGGCGATACGCTGAAGTATGCAGCCCCTGTTGCCAGTAGTGCCGGGGCCAGTATCGAACAAGTTGCTGCGATGGCTGGCTTGTTGGGTAATGTCGGTATTCAGGGCAGCATGGCGGGTACCGCATTACGTGCGGCGTTTTTACGTTTGTCAGCTCCGCCCAAAGTTGCTGCGGATGCCTTAGCCAACTTAGGTGTTGAAGTTAAGGACTTGGATGGCAACTTGCGCTCGGTGCCTGAATTGCTACAAGAGCTAGCGCAAGCCACCGAAGGCTTAGGGTCTGCTGAAAGAGCAGAAGCCATTAAGCAAATCTTTGGCTCAGAAGCTTCTGCAGGTTTAACAGAGTTGCTCAAACAAGCTGGCTCCGGCGCATTGGATTCTTATATCCAGCAGTTACAGCAAGCGAAAGGCACCGCCGATACCATGGCTAAAAAAATGAGCGCCACCACGGCCGGTAGCCTGAAACGATTAGGCAGCGCACTTGAAAGTGTTGCGATCAGTATTGGCAGTTTACTGCTACCAACCATTGCTGCAGGCGCTCAGCTGTTTGCAGGTATGGCCAGCTGGGTGTCTGGTACCGCGCAAGAATATCCATGGCTTACCAAAGTCATCGTCGGTGCAACGGTAGGTTTAGTTGCATTGAAGGTGACTGCTATCGCTGGCACTTATGCGTTCACTTTTTTAAAAGGTGGTGTACTTAGCCTGGTGACTGCATACCGAACCTTGAGTGCTGGCATCGCCATGGCGCAATTAGGCATGGCGCGAATGAATATCCTATCAGCGCTATCTGCTGTTCGAATGGGAGTGGTGACCGCAGCGCAATGGGCTTTGAATGTTGCTATGACCGCCAACCCGATCGGACTCATTGTTGTGGGTATTGCCGCGTTAGCGGGTGCAGCTTTTATGCTGATTAAATACTGGGAACCTATCGGTGAGTTCTTTTCAGGCCTTTGGGACGGTGTGAAAAATATTACCAGTGGTGCCGTGGATTGGCTGCTAGGCAAGATGAACTTACTAGCGAAGCCTTTCGAGTTATTAGGTTCTGCCTGGAGCGCTGTTTCTGGTTGGCTAGGCAGTGATGAATCTGCTGATACACCATCTTCAGGTAATAAACGAAAGCTAGCAACAGCCGCCGTTGGGGCATCGCTAGCCGCGCAACCTGCAATGGCATTGCCAGATTCAACGGTCAATGCACTACCTCAAATTCAAGCAGTCAGCGCTGCTACTCATAACCAACAGTCGGTCAGCATTGATGCGCCTATTACCATTCATGCTGCACCCGGTATGGATGAGCGAGCTATTGCCGGTGAAGTTCAAAAGGCACTGGAGCAACGAGAGGCGCGAGCGGCAAGCCAACAACGAGGTGCCCTATATGATGTATAGGACATACGAATATCGTGAGAGCCATGGAAGGCGGAAACGATTGATGAAAGTTAAGGTGGTGCCATGAGTGAAACCATGATGGCGTTAGGCAGTTACCGATTCTCCATCGACAGTGCCGCTTATCAAGAACTAAAACACAGCCAGGCATATCGTTGGCAGACTCAAGAGCGATTACAACGTCGACCGGCTATGCAATTTGTAGGAGCCGGTGAAGAATCGATCGAGCTTAGTGGTTTGATCTACCCACACTTTAAAGGCGGGTTGGAACAGCTTGATACCATGCGTGCTGAAGCTAGCAAAGGACAACCGTTGTTACTGGTGGATGGATTAGGTTTTGTCTGGGGACAATGGGTTATTACTCAAATTGATGAAGGGCAGTCATTCTTTCAGGGAAACGGTCAACCGCTTAAACAAAGCTTCCAACTTAAACTTGTGAATTATGGGGCGGATAACTAATGGCAACTTATCGAACACGCGATGGCGATATGTTGGATGCAATTTGCTTGTCGTACTACGGCCAAGCGGATGGTTATCTTGAGTCTGTTTTGACTGCGAATCCCGGTCTTGCTGATATGGGTCCAGTCTATCCCTCTGGCTTATTAATCGAGCTGCCGGACCTATCGGAGCAAAACCGAAGCCAAGAGACAATTCGTCTATGGAGCTAATACATGAAACCAAGCTTTAGAATTCTGGCGAACCAGCAAAACATCACTGAAACAATCCGAGATCGTCTGTTATCGCTTCGCATTACTGACGAGGCAGGCAATCAATCGGATACGGTTGAGCTACAACTGGATGATCGTGATGCAAAAATACAATGGCCGAGCCATGGCGCGGAGTTGGAAATTTCTTTAGGTGCAGGTGAAAAACAACTGACCCGTATGGGTTTATACATCGTTGATGACATCGAGCATTCAGGGCCACCAAACACCATCACATTTCGCGGCAAAGCAGTGGATATGCGCGCTTCAGTCAAGGCACCTAAAACCCGCAGTTGGGATAGTCTTACGCTGGGCGCCTTGGTACAGACGATAGCAGGCGAGCATGGCTTATCTGCAAAGATATCTGAGCCTTTGGCTTTGATCGCCATAGAACACATAGACCAAAGCAATGAATCTGACTTGCACTTATTGACCCGCTTAGCTCGGCAACATGGCGCCGTAAGTAAACCCGTTGCAGGCTTTTTGGTATTTGTCTCCAAAGGCGAAGCCAAGTCAGCCACCGGGCAGCAGTTGCCATTAGTTGAGATACCAAAGCACCAAATTTCTCGGCACCGTATGACGCAAGCAGAACGCGGCAAGTATCAATCCGTGAAAGCCTATTGGCACGACAATGACACAGCGGAAAAACAGAGGGTATTGGTCGGTGATGGCGAGCCTGTCTATGCCATTCGCCATACCTACAACGATGCCCAAGAAGCGACAAGGGCGGCTACAGCTAAATTGCAAAGCTTGCGCAGAGGAACAGCCACGCTATCGCTAACATTACTCGGCAGGCCGGAGCTACAAGCCGAAGGAAGGCTTCGTATTGCAGGTATCCGCGATCCGGTTGATGGTGAATGGGTCATCAACCGTGTTGAGCACCAACTAGATTCTAGCGGTTTGCAAACCCGGTGTGATGCTGAAGTTCCCAATAACTGATAAGACAATGTTGTATTTGAAACCGCCCTTGAGGCGGTTTCGTCATTTTAGGAGATTGTAAATGGCACCAGCCAAAGAAAAAGAAAACGGCATGGTGGTTGTGCCGAAAGATGAATTTGAAAGCTTGTTGAATAGCGCCGCAGAGCGTGGTGCCGAACGTGTACTAGCGCATCTAGGTTTAGAAAACGGCCATGCTGCTAGGGATATACGAGAGCTTCGAGACTTGCTGGATGCTTGGCGTGATGCCAGACGCACCGCATGGCAAACCGTTATCAAAGTCGCCACCACAGGCATTCTCGCTACCTTGCTGCTAGGCGCAGCAATAAAACTAAAACTGTTCGGAGGACAATAAAATGCTTACATTGTTAGGTAGCCTACTTGGCTTTATTTCAAGCGCCTTTCCAGACTTGCTGAAAATCTGGCAAGACAAACAAGACAGAAAACACGAACTTCAGATTCTCGATCGACAAATGGAGCAGATGCGTCTCGGCCATAACCAGAGGATTGAAGAAATTACCGTCAACGCAGATATCAACGAAAGCCTCGCCTTACTAAAGCACGACAGCCAGCCTTCTGGAGTAAAGTGGGTGGATGGGCTTCGAGCCTCTGTGCGCCCGGTAATCACTTACGCTTTCTTCCTGCTGTTTACCACTGTGAAAGTGAGTGCGCTTTACGTGCTGGTGGTTGATCAGGGGATGGAGTTTGTTGTGGCTTTGCCACAAATATGGGACCCAGAAACACAAGCACTGTTTGCAGCTGTGATGAGCTTTTGGTTTGGTCAGCGAGCTTTGGCAAAAGCCAGGGGGCAGTAATATGCGCCACATTACCCAAGATGGCATCGACTTAATCAAGCGATTCGAAGGCTTCAGCTCGACGGTTTATATCTGCCCAGCCGGATACCCAACCATCGGCTATGGGCACTTGGTCCGGTCGAGCGAGTCTTTTTCAGAAATCACTGAGACTGAAGCCGAGGAGCTATTGCGCAAAGACGTTGAATCAGCAGAGCGGGCGGTTTTACGTTTGGTGAACGTCCCACTCACTGATGGTCAGTTTGATGCGTTGGTATCATTTACCTTCAACCTAGGATCAGGGGCTTTTCAGCGTTCAACCCTTCGGAGAAAGGTCAATCGCCAAGTTCATGCTGACGTGCCAGCGCAACTGATGCGCTGGGTGTGGGCTGGCGGGCGGAAGTTGAATGGCCTGGCTCGTAGAAGGCGAGCTGAGGCCATTTCATACCGGTCTGTTGGTATTGAATTAGTTACAGCTTAATCTAATAAAATCGCCTTCTGCATCAGCATCTGATTATTCTGATAAAACGGTACATCGGTATTTCCCAGAACCGTTGCTGGAATGTTCGCTAATTCGGCCAAGTTATCCATAGGCACGACAACTGACTTGGCTCCGTTTTCAGAGAGCATAGTGATCTTGTCAGCAAAATTAATGGACCGCTCAATAGCACCACCTACCGATATATTACCCAGTACCGCAAGGCCCGCCTTAAGGTTCTTCTTGTACAGCGCAGACACTATGGCGATATAAACAGCTGAGCCAATGCCGGATGATATCGAAGCGCCTAGCATATTGGTGACTTGGATGGTGATGTCGTAATTTTTAAGTGCATGCTGTTCACTCAAAATTGTCTTTTCATTAGCTTTAATATACTGGTACGTATTCTTGATGTTTTCCTTCACGCCAGTATTACTTACACCTGAAATATTGAGCTTACCTGAACCCGAGGTAGTCACGGCTTCAATACGCACAAGAGCAACATTGTCACCATCGCTAGTGCTGGTATAACAGACGCCTGGTGGTAGTGGCGTATTTTCAATCAAGTGCGAGCCTTTCTCTTCAGGCAAACCAACGAAGTGTTCTTCCTGAGTCTCTTTGTCGATGTACGAAAAGTTGGTATCCCAGAATTCCATACCGCCGATGCGCTTTAACTGTTCTTTAACGCGGCGACGCATTTCAAGAGCGATTTCAAGGTATTCGCGAACGTCTTCTTTTGTAAACTCACCATCAGGGTGCAATAACTTGATTAGGCCTGAAACGGTCTTCTTAACAGGCTTGGTATCACGCTGTTTCAAATGAGAGCCTAATGAAAAGTACTCTTCAATGGCATCTGTATAGGTAACACGTCGGAAGGATTTTAAAGCTTCGGAAAAGTAGTCAGTACTAAAACCAAAGTTGGCTGTAAAATGCTGTGGCGCGAACTTAATCATCTCCCAGCCGGGCAGGTAGAAATGGATACGATCTAGAAATGCCGTGTCGTTATTTACTTCATCAGAAAGCGGGCTAAATAGATGAGACGTCTGCAATACCGTTTCTACAGGTTGGTTGATATTACCATTGAGGATAATTGAAGCGACACCTGTGATTTCACCACCCGCGCCAGCACGTGAGAACGAACCAGATTCCATATAGTCCTTCATCAATGGAACCGCATCACGATCTTTGAAAATCTTGTCGGTTGCCTCATCAAAACAAATAGCATCCCACTGGCCTACCGCGCCCACTTTACCTGTAGAGCCGTGAACAAATAGTTTTGCAACTGTGCCCTGACCACCTGAAATCAGTACGGCATAGGGCGTAAGCTCTTTGAATACGAAGGACTTACCAGTGGAACGCGGGCCAAGTTCAATAAAGTTGAAGTTACTTTCAACCATTGGCAGTAAGCGAGCAAGCAGTAGCATTTTTATCCGATCACTCACGCCTTCTGCACTTGGCTCATAACCACAGCTTCTCAGTAAAATGTTTAACCATTCACTTTTGCTAAATTCTTTACGCTTGTGGACAATCTTACTGTTATCAAAGGTCGAGAGCTGAATTGGCTTAATGTTGCTCACAACAAAGGGGTAAATATTCTGGCCGATTTTAATGTCTGGATCGTATTCCACGTCAATAATGGCCCAAATACCGCCCATCAGCATTTTCTCATGCTCTTTGACTAAACCATCACGAATGTTGCCGTTACTGATATTACTATTTTGGAGTTTGGCCCAATAAATATCTTTTTTAGCATCCAGCTCAACAGAGATTTTGTCGATGATTTTATACCGGCCTTTTTCTCTGATTTTTGAATGAATCAAAGAACTTTCTTCTGGATTAACATAGTGCTCGCTAAGAATCTTCTTAACGTTTTCCATGCCTTCTTTGATCTTCTCTTCATCATCGGTAGAGCAGGAATTGGCAATCAAATATTCCAATACAAATACCGGTACGTTGGCGCCAACCTTTACCATACGCACCAAGTCTTTTTTAACCACATAGCCTCTAAAGTGTTCTAACAACTTGTGGTCTAAATCATTCAAAACGGCCATCGCCTTTTCCTCTCTCGTATTCTTTTTAATAACTGGCTGCTATTTCTATGGTTCTAGAAAAGGGGCTTTAAAATAAAAGGCCCTTAAAACAATCCACCCAGGTCTCGGTCGTTGTTCTTTTTAACCACAACACGATCCAGCTGCTGCTTCGTCATCGCGTCTACCAGTTGCACTTCTACTTCATCATGGCCATCAAAGGTGTATTCTTTGGTGACGTCACTATTACTCTGCACAGTAATGACATCGCTCTTGTTAACCTGGGCTTTGTTAGCAAAAAAAAGCAGCATTACCTTACGTTCTTGTGTAAACAAATTACCCTCGCCACTTTCCGCCATATTTTCTGCACGAAGTTTCAGTTGATACAGCTCACCAGTCACACTGATTAAGTCGTGTTTATTGGCAATCGTTACTGGCAATTCACCCATGCCATCACTTTCTTGCTCCCAACAGAAGTAAGGCGTTACCAGCTCCTGAGGGGCTAAGCCACCATGTGCAAAGCCATAGGTTCCAGGCGTTTTAAACGGGTTCATGTTACGGGCGAAGTAGAGATAGTTGTAGTCTTTATAGCCCTTAGCGACCTCAATAAATTGAGGAGTTAAATCATCTTGCTTGTCACTGGTCCAGATAAAACGCTCATCAATGTAGTTTTGACCTGAAGGCTTGACTACAATCTTATCTGATTCGCTCAGCAGGCCAGTCAATACGAAACCATGGTCGGTGATTAAATAGACTTTTCCATAGCCGATATTGAGTAGCTTATTAATCTTTTCGGCAAAAAAATCGATAGATTCTGGGAAGTATTTGAGCGCCTTATGATTGAGCTTGTCACCCATGTCATCGATGTCTTTATAGGTACAAATCAATACCTGGCCCGATAGCGCCTGATCACTCACTTCATCCAACCGGATGTAGTCGATATTAATGCTTGTATTTTGTGCCGAAAGATACTTTTCTCGCTTGTTTTGAACAGCCTCAACCACACCATTAGCCATGTAGATATGACTCATGTTGTTTTCAGTTTCAGAAGGACAGTCGGCCATAATATGTTGGCGAGTAAGCTCACTATGGCTGCCAAGCTGCTTGACCTTGATGGCAACCTGTTCAGCAATCTCATAGGCCACGCCATCTCCTACAATAACGGCTACTTTGCTATTCTTACCATTACTACCATTTCCAGTATCACGGTCAATGATAGCTTGTAAGATACCCGTCTGATCTTCCTGATACTGCTTGAAATACTGAAACCACTTATCTAAAAACAGCGTGACGTATTCTTTGTAGAGTTCTTGAAATGGCTCTAAGGCATCGCGCTGTTGCAAAAATTCGGTGTACAGATTGCGTATGGCAGTATCGAGTGGGCAGAAGTGCTTTTTATAAAACTCAACGCATTCAGCAAAACTGCTTAAATACGCCATATCCTTCGGATCAAAGTCGAGCAAGGTAATAATGTCGTTCCAAAACACAATGCCAAGCGCCTGAGCCTGTTTGCTTTGATGGCGTTGTTTGAGCCTAGCAATCAGCTGTGCTGTTTCTCCTTGTGCCAAAGACTTGTTCGCTAGTTTTTCACCTAACTCTTTTAGCCACGCTTCATCCACTTGCCTGAACGGGTGATCTGGATTGACTTTCCAAATGTCAGCACTGTCTAAAAAAGTGGGCTCCAGCTTGTATTTTGCAAGGTATGGCTCAAATGAGCCGCGATAACTCATGGAGTCCAACCAGTTGCCGTACACCGTTAACAAGGTCTTGTCACAGTTATTCGTTACTATGCCGTTTAACATAGCCGTGACAACTTCAGATGCTAAAGTCGCGGTAGGCTTGTCGATATACTCTTGGCCCAGTAAATCATTCACCTTGCGGTAGAAGGTCTCGCGTAACTGCGCGTCGTATTTTTCGGTAGCATAGGCTTCTGGGTCGTGTACAAAGGGCAGTAGCTCTTTGTCTAAATCGAAGATTTCAGAGGCCCCTTTGTGACTTAAATCCATCCAATAGGTGCGATCTTTACCCACGCTCACTTTTGCCGCAGCGATCAACTCGTCTTTCGGTAAATTGATATTCAAGTTCAAGGTCTGGTGGACCTTGTCTTTAATGTAGTTCTGCAAGTAACGAATTTCGATGCAGCCATTGGTCTCGCAATACTCACGTACAAAGCTCAAATCATCTTTGTTGAGCTGCGTGTAGATGAGGTACTTATGCTCAGGAGCAGGATTATCTTGCAAGGCCTTCTCAATGCGATATTTCGCCTCCAGCTCGTCCAGTTCGCCATTGGTGCGATACACATCGCAATCACTTTTCAGGCTCTTTAATAGAAAATCCGCCTCTCCGCTTTCATCAATAAACACGGCGACAGGGTGCTGCTCTAGAATGCGCGACAAATCTTGTTTAAACCAGGTATCAATCATAGTCGGGCATCCTTACCAATCGGCGTTCAAGTATTTTTTAAGCTGACCTGCATTCAACACGTCATAGGCCAGCATTTTCTTTTTCTGTAAAGGCGCGATGTTTTTGCCCACACCATCATCGAGAATCGGGTTATAGCCTTCGGCCAATAGCTCGTCTATTTTCGTTTTAAAAGCGTCGATTTCCTTCAATTGCTTAAAGATGCGCTCTTTCTCGTTTTGTGCTTCTGCGCTTTCATTTCCGGCAATATCGCTCTGACGGTTTTGTAAAGCGCGTTCGCGGTTTTCGATATACACAGAGCGTAAGCGAAGCAAATTGTCGCGGCTCCATTTGTAGATGATGATGTAGCAATCAAAGCCTTGTTCTGGGCCGCTAGTTAGGTGCCAGATAAAGGGGGTTTTGGGCAAATACATAAACAGATTTAAGTGATCTGACAGTTCTGCAAAGAAATGTTTGTTTAGGTAGTCATGGATTGGCCGCCCGAGCACAGAATCAAAGCTAGAGTATTGAGCGGAGCTAAACCCTTCTTCGAGAAACTTTTCTTCGATACGATCAAGAAGGACCTTCTCACCCGCATTAGGCACCAAAGGAATAATTCCATCTTCATCTTCCATCAGTATTTCACGGATCGAATCAGCCAAAAATTCCATGGCTAGAGTCTGCATACGCTGCTTAGGGATGACTTTGCTTTGTTTGAACCAATACCAGACGTTGATAGGGTTGACTTGGTGACGGATGCAAAACT